TTACAGCCCCACCTACAGAAAGCGCACCTCCAATTTCAGCAGTGTTTGCAACTACAAGAGTACTTACAGAAGTATCTCCTGTTGCTACGATACTGGTAAGATGTCTACCACTTCCATAGTAAGAACTTGCGCATACATCACCAGTAACTTGTAAAGAGCCTCCCACAGAAACACTAGAAGATACTGCAAAAGCACCTCCTACTTTAACAGAATCAGTGGCTACAAATAAAGCAGTATTAGTACCATCTCCTCCCTCAACTTGCGTGAGAGAAGAAGACACAGCACCATTACCACTTACAGCAAGTTTAAGCAGACCTTTATAAGTATCAGCTATTCTTTTACCTTTTAAATCAAAATCACTCATGCGCTATTCCATATTGGTGAATATACCTGATCACTCATGTTATTAGGAGTACCTTCCCAAAGTAAGTTAGCTGTATTCCACACTAGGTTACGACCTCCTGAATCAGGTCTAGGATTTTTTATTTTAACATCATCCCTTACATCAGGAATTTTATTTTGGGGATGATTCTTTAAATCAAAAGCACCTTCATAATCTTCTGGACAAACTAATAAACCAAAACTATTTAGTTTCATTACCCTATGAGGATATCTAAAACCACAAGTATCACATATAGCTAATGCTTTACTATCTGTTGCCATTATACTGTCCTAATTTTTGGTCTAAAGAAAATACTTGCACGTTCTTTATCTTCTTCCATTGCTCTTTGTAAGAGTTCTTCATAGTTGCCTTTAAGCATTGCAATCTTTGCTGGATCAATGTTAGGTCTTTTCATTGCCATATAGTAAGATAATCCACAAGTCAAAGGAGGAAGAAATCTTTTAGGCATATCAGCATTTTGTCCTGCTGATTTATTCACATCTTGTAACTGACTTATGCGTTCTATCTTTAATATATCTGTACTGTTATCAGGTAAAGGCCATATACTTAATGTTGGATTATCTCTATCTCTTTTAACAGTATATTGAGTAGCTCTGCCTGTTTGATTTTTATTAGGTATTAACAAATATTCTTCAAAAGAAATTCTTGTTAATTGAATATCAGTATCATCTCTATTAAGAACTACTTCTAAAGCATCAATAGTAGAATTACTTAAAGCATATGATGTAACGCTGGCAGCTACTGTAACTGCTGTTACCTCAGTAGACCATAGAAGAACACCTCTGTTCTGCCAATCAGTCAGCATCAGATTAATAGAACGACGAGCAGAAGCAGGTTCATGACCAAGGGTATTTTCTCCCCCAATCATTTCTGTTGCCTCTTGTATAACCTCATCTATATCAAGGTTAAAATTAAATGTACCACTAGTTGCCATTACCTACCTACTTTTTTTATAGCTTTTTTATGTGCAGCAGTAAAAGTATCTCCTTGTGACATACGAGTTCTCATGTATGTCATATGTTTTTTAGTATGATGTTTAGAATGCCTAGCTAAAGTATCTTCTTCTCTTTTAGTTAATTTTTTCACAATCATTAAAATCTCCTAAGAATCATAACAAGAAGCTACAAGTACTTGACCACCACGTTTAGCAAAAGTTTTTACCATAGTAGGTTTACCACCTACGCCTTGAGCTTTAGATCGTTTACGTTTAACTGCTGAACTTTTTTGAGATGAACTCATACTCTTAGCTTTAGCCAGTGGTACACATTTAGGATATTTTCTTTTACTTCCCTTTGTAGATTTACGTCCACATGGTTGATACTTACCATCTTTCTTAGGCGCTCCTATATCAACCCACTTCTCATCTACCCACTTTCTAAGTCCACCACCTTTTTTAGCTTTAGCTTTCTTTTTTCCTCCTGGTTTTACTTTACCAGAGCATACGGCAGATGCATACATGTTAGCATATGCTGATGGATATACATCAAACTTACGCTTTGCAGCAGCTTTACCTTTAGGACAAAGCTTTGCCATCTTAACATTTCCATCTTTTACGTGCTTGTCTAAGTCTTGAATTAGGATTCTTAGCTGCTTTTGGAAACTTCTTCATTTGTCCTGCTGATCTGGCACAGTAGCTCTTACGTCTAGCTGCTCTCTTTCCAGTAGGTTTCGATTCAGTTACAGCAGTCTTTAGTTTACTTCCAGGATTCTCTCTACGATATTTAGCCACACCTTTAGCAGTCATACCTGCTCCAGACCTAGTAGGACGTTTATGTCCTTTACCAATGGTATGACCCTTCATACCTTTACCAGTACTTTTTCTTATAACAGACATTAAATCTGCCCACCTTTTTTGTAACCATACATTACACCTTGATTAACCATGTCTTTAGGAATCTTCATTTCAATATTAAAGTCTCCACCCCCACGCTTATTAATTTTTTTCTTTTTCTTTGTAGGTTTTACTTTTGGACGCGGTGCTGTTGGTCGATCCATAGGATTATAAGTTTGATCTGATTCAGTATGCACTTTTTCTTTATTCATATAACTTCTCCTTAATTATACAAAGAAGAAACAAGATCATTACCTGACATAACCTGTCCACCTTCTTTACGTTTATAAATCTTACCACCATATTTTTTCTTAGGCATAGATATTTTTTTCATTTCAGATTTAGACATACCTTGATAAACAGACTTACGATCTTTTACTTTAGGCATAGGAATTTTAATATCTTGTCCTGGTTTAATTTTATTAAGGTCTTTAATCTGTGGATTAGCTGCTTTAAGTTTTTTTACAGTGGTTCCATTATCTCTGGCTATCTCAGAAAGAGTATCACCCTTCTTAACTTTATAAGATTTAGAAGAACTTTTTGATTTTGATTCAGAAGCAGTTGCAGATTTTTTATCTTTTGTTAAAATTGGAATACTTGCAAGACCAGCAACAGCAGCACCTGCACCTTGTGTAAGTGCTCTACGCTTTTCTCTAGCTTTTACACGTTTCTCGGCAGCAGCAGCAGTTTTAGAAAGCTTACCATCTTGACCTGTTACGGTTTTTCGTTGCCCTCCTCCTGGAAGACCTTTAGGAGTTCCACGAACAATAGCTTGTTGCGTCTTACTTGTTTGGGCTGTACCACCTGTTCCTTCAGTAGCCAGTGTTTTATCAGGGCGTTGTGTAATATTTTGTTTTACTGCTGTTTTTGTGCTAGGTCTATTTCCTTGACTACCTATAATAGGATTATTTTTACGATATCTTTTACCACTAGTAGTAGCTGGTTTAGATTTAAGATCACGTATAATATTCCTTATACCTTTAACAGCAGCACTGGCTAATTTACCTGATGCCATGACTAGTCCTCCTCTTTCATGAGGTCTTTGTCAGAAGAAGCAACCACACTTGGTCCTTTTCTTGCTGCACCAAAACCCTGTCCTGTGGGACGCCCTACGATCTCGTTCAAATCTGGATCAAGATTAGGGAGCTTACGTGCTGCTGCCCCTGATACAAAGTCTTTCATGATTTTCTCCTTTTATAAATTGTTTTCTTTTTTTTCTTTTTATTCTTAGCTTTTGAAATTTGATTAGAAATCTTACCTCTACTAATAGTCATTATGTTGAACCCATGATAACAGTATCAGGACTACCAGCAGGACTTGCAGCTTGTGACATGTCATCTTGTCTGGTACGACGAGCCTGGTTTCTAAGTTGATTAATAGCGTTTTGATATTGAGCTTCCCATACTGGAAGATCACCCCAACTTTTCATATACATGGTAGCCTCGATCATACACCCATAGAACAATGCATTATAACAATCTTCGCTGAAGTAGTTAGAAGTTGTTACACTTGTTCCTGTGGCAGAGGCTAGTCCTAATGGTCTACGAACATATTGTACTTCTATATCAACTGCTGATGCAGGAGTAGGTACAATGTAAATTGCTGTGTTTGTTTTACGTGAGTAATAACGAGGATCACCCACAGAAGAACTGGCATGAGGCCAGTAGTCTATGGCATACTCATAAGTTCTTTGTAATAAACTTGTTCTGTTTGAAGATGCACTTGATATTACATTTACATTTCTAACAATCTTTGTATCAACAGGAAGAGATACAATAGGATTGCCAATACAACAAGAGACAGTCGTAAAAAAATCTAGACCAAAATCGTCTAGATCATTTGTCAATCTATTCTCTGTCTTTTCCACAAAGAAAGATATTTGATTCTCAAACTCAGTGGAATCATTCTCTGTTGTATTTACTAAATCATTTTTTAAAAATGAAAAATTAGGCATAGTCTTAGCCTACAATCAATGTCAATGCAGCGCCATCAGCAGGAACTGATACACTTACACTTCCCACCATGGGAACTCCCATGTCTCCAATATAAATATCTGCGCTTTCATTAGCAGCTACAAAGAACTTCAAAACTCCTGACGTAGCTCCCTTGATATCAAAAGAACCTGCAACTGTACTATGAGCATGTACTGCAATGATTCGAGTTTTTTCTGCTGTGGATATAACTCCAGCACCTGCCTGAAAAAGCGAATTATAATTGTTTGCCATATTTCTCTCCTAAAGTAAAGTCAGGGAGAACCGTAATCCTCCCTGACCTTTATACTTACGATCCTTGCGAACCGAACCATCCACGCCAATCAGAGACACCGAAAGCATAACGCTCACGCGCCTTGAAGCGAAGATTACCTGTGTCGAAATCAGGTTCCATCTTCGTTTGAAGAGGGGTGCGAACAAACATCTTCGTTCCATTAGGAACATCAGTCTTGATCCACCATGAAGTCGTATCGGTAAAGCGTCGATTAACATAGAAACCATCAGGCAACATACCCATATGACGAGTTGCATTAATAGCATTCGTATTTGGGTTTGCAGAAGCAGAACTAACTTGCGTCGAACCTGGACTTGCCAAGACACGATCTGCAATAGCCCACGAATCTACAGGAACATGAAGAGATACCGAACTGGCACCAATCAAAATTCCACGATCATCAGTGATCTTCTGTACATTCGTCAGGGCAGTTTCGAGAGTCGCTTCTGAAAGATCAGAGGCAGCAATCAAGTTAGACTGTAGACCTGCGCTAATGGTTGGATGTGAAGCCGAGAAGAAAGCAGCACCATCACCAATGGTATCAGTGAAACCATTGTTGAACAGATTAGCAGCTTTGACCTGCTTCGTATTAGCCATTGCTCTGGCAAGACCTCTGGCACGTAGCTTTGCAAACGTGTCATAGAGATTGTCTTCCATAGCCTCTTCAGTAACTGCAAAGGCAAGAGCAACAGTTTCATTCGTATAACGTGCAGTATAACTTTCCTGCGCATCATCATAGGTTACAGCAGCACCCTCACCCTTGGTGGGAGCAGTGCCAAAACCAGTAAATAGAACTTCTTCCTCAAACGCTCGGTCAGAGTTTTCAACATCATAAAGAGCCTCATGCTCATTATTAACATCGCCATACTCAATACCGAAAACAGCGTTTAGACCAGGAAGGAGTTCTTTAGCAATACTTGAACGATTAATAGCCATGATACACCTTCCTTATTAAGCTGTAGATGCGGTAGCAGTAACGTACCGATCTCTGTGAGTGTTCAGCCAAACTTCAACAATAGGAAAGGCATCACTGTCTTTCTCATCAGGGAGTTCTGCTTTTCTAATAACTCGCGCAGCTTGTTCAGTTTCTGCGCCAGATGCCGACAAGAGATAATAACTAGACTGACCAGTCGTCGTATCTCCAGAACTTGCCGTCGAGCTAACAGTTACGTTATAGTTTTTCACTACATTCAATTCTCCAATCGAAAGCGATAAAGAAGCTTGGATGTAATAAACCTGATCAGGATCAGTGATAACATGGAATTTCAAATCGGTTACGCACGTTCCACCTGTCCAATGCCGACGAAACTTTTGTTCGCCATCTTCAACATACTGACAGCCAGCAAACACGCCAGAAGGCTTGAGAGTGGCAGCAATAAAGGGTTGAATCGTAGCAAGGTTGGCACCTGGCATAACAACCAGATCACCAGTAAAAAGATTATTGCTACAGAGTCCACCAGAAGTAATTGGCAGTACATCTACACCTTCAGAGTTATAGTTACTACCTTTTTTGCGGACAGGAATGAACCCACGAAATGCTTTAGTTGTACTCATTTCTAGTTCCTCCTAGTTAATGAGAGACTACTCTTGAAAATTAGGAGTACGTCCTCTCATAGTGGTTGATTTACTACTATTGGAGACAGGCAGATTTCTAAGTCTAGCATCTGAATTATTGTAAAGCTGTGCATTAACAGCATCCATCATATCGTTTGCTTTCTTTTCATAAAAAGCTTGTCTCGCTTCTACTTGGTTGGTAGGCTTCTTAGCCAAGGCTACGTCTCCACGACAGACTGCACCCAAGTATCTGCCTTCATCCCTCACGTAGGATGTTGATGCCATTTCAGGAACTTCTCCAGGTTCAACAAACGTCCATCCTTCTTGCTCTCGCTTTCCAACATTCATGATGTCTTCTTTGCCTTTAAGTGAGATTCTGATCCATCGAAGGGATAGTCCTTCGTTTTGAAATCTTTGCTCTACCGATTGTGGTACAGACAAAGCATCAGGCTCTTCAAAGACAAAATTTTCTTGTCTGGTGTTTGCTTCTCTTAGAGTATCAGTACGTGATTTTTCGCGTGTCATTTCATGTCCTCCGCGCTAGTTAATTTCAGTGTATTCGCCATCTGCATTAGAAACTTTAAGCTTCTGTGCAGCATAGGTTTCAAGAGGTATGTTCCATTTATTGGCAAGCCTAACATCTTCTTTTGTTAGTTTTACTTTGCTTTTGGAGGAATTGGGAGCAGAGCGCGAACTGCTTCCCACCACTTGAGCAGGAGTTGACGTAGGTTCCTGCACACGATTTTGATTTTCTTCCACATCCACTTTACTGGTTGTAAACTTATGTGGAAAAGCTTCTGCAAGCCGCCGATCAATTTCATTATAAAACTCTTCATCATTTGTATCAAACCCTTCTTCTTTAAGTTCTTGATCTAAAGCCAATGCTGAAACAGTTAAAATTTTATCTTTGCCAAACCATTCATTTTTTGATACCCAATCTTCTGCCCTTGGATCAGGAGTAGACTTAGGTGCAGCTTGTTGTGCTGGTACTGGTTCTTGTTCAATCTCTTCGGCAACATCTTCCATTTGTGCTTTAGTAAGATTTAAATGTTTTAAATCTACTTGTGCTTCGTTAAGCATCTCTTGAGCTTGAAGAAGCTTTTCTTTTTCTCCACTCTCAAATGCTTCCATATAGGCACTGCGAGCCAGAGTAACTTTATCAGTCAATTGTTTTTCAGAAGCATTAATATTTAGTTTACTTACTTCATTAAAAGATTTTTCTTTTGAGTTCAAATTTTGTACTAACGACTCATTCTGTGCCATCAATTGAGAAATCTGTTCGTCACGTTCTTTTCTTTGACGAACCAACTGTCTAATTCTTTTTTCTGCTCCTTTAGTTTGAATACCCTCTAGTTCTTTAGGGTCTTCCTCTTTTTCTGGAGGAGCAGCTTCTTGAGGAACTTCTTCCTCGATTTCATAATTTACTTCTTGGTTTTCAGGGACATCAACTTCTTCCCAGTTATCATCGTTGTTCATTTTTTACTCCGCTGTTTACGAAACAATCGTTTTACGTTATATACTATTATACCATATTTTATATGGAATTACAAGTCATCCAGAAAAACTAGTTAAATTAAATGTAGGGTCAAGATATGTAGGATTTTCTACCTTCATCATGACTTGATCATCAAACATAAGAATAAGCCTAACACTTTTATAAAATAACTTTGTACCTATATGTTTACCATAACAGATATAATCACCTACTTCACACCAAGGACCAGATGGAAATTTATCTTGATCTTTATATGCCATGTCTCCCAGAGCAATCACACGCCCTACTGTGGTGAGATAAGCCATATCATCCTTTGTTGAATCAGGTAGAATAATACCTCCTTTGGTTTTTGTTTTAATAGATATAGGTCTGACCAAGACATGAAAGCCTGGAAGTACTGGCAATACATCTGGATCAGGTTGTTCTTCTTCATCAGTAGTCCATTGATTATTTTTTACTGCATTACCTAAATGTGCCTGTTGCATTTTACTCCTCTTCAATATAAAGTTGTTTATTTACAATGTCTCTTAAATTATAGATAGCCCATTCTAATCCTGCTATGTATCCTACTACTTGTTTATAGGCAGGATAATCAGAAGGATTGCCTTGAGCTAAACTAATCTTCTGGTTCTCAATTTCGTCTGTATATACTTGAGCTATAGTTTCAAATAAATCCATTAAGAATATTTGATCTTACTTGGCCCAGGCATTTTCCAGTACTTGTCATCATACTCAGCCAAGCGAGAGCGCGTTGCTCTGCTACCCTGAATATCTTCTTTTGTCCAATCACCAAACGACGAAGCACGTTCTACTACATGCATAGGCTTTCCATCTGTGATTCCTTTTACATCATTTGGATAATGTATCTTTCCATAGTTAGGCATTAGTTGTCTCCTTTATTAGTTTTAAAATCATATCAACTGCTTGCATTTCATTCTTATCTTGTCTATTGGCTTGATCTTTTAACAACTCAGTCATGCTCCTTTTTTCCAGACCTTCTTGGTTCATCTGTGCTGTTAAAAGTTTGGTCATCATTTCAATAGCTTTGATAGATTCTTTACTGGCTCTGTCAGCTTCAGCCTTCTCATCTTTCATTGCTGTGGTGACGCCAGCTTTAGTAGCTTCAAGCATTTGTTTATTTTCTTCAAGGTCTAGTTTCTTATTCTCTAGAGCAGCTTCAGCATTATTAACAGCAAGGTCCATCTGCATCTTCTGCTTCTCTAGTTCAACCTTGGCTTGTTCAAGAGCAACCATCTGTTGTTCTGGAGACTGTACCATACCCATTGCTTGATTAGCGTTCTGTACTTGCTTGGCAGCTTCCATCAAAGCCATTTCAATAACTTCTGGTTTCTGTGCAGACTCTGGAGACACAGTACCAAGTTCTTGTTTAGCCATACCATTGACTTGTTCCTGATATTTCAAAACAGAATGTTCTTGTATGTTGGCTTGCAAAACAGGCTGTACTCTTTGCATAATAGGATTGGCTCCATTCATGGGGTCTTGTAGATAAGCCATCTTTACTTGAATGTGAGCATCATGGTTCTGTCCTGGGAATGCAGCAATAGGGATACCTTTAACAGATGCCATGATATCTGAAACAGGATCAAGTGCTTTAGGTTCTGGTTTGGGAGGAAGTATCTCGTCTAGGTTAGGCATATTAGCTGCACTAAGAATAGTTCTATTCAAGGCTTCTGTGTTGAACATACCTGGAGGAGACTGTTGTGCCATCTGCAACGCCATGTTAGCCAACATCATTCTGTGAGCATTAGAAGGAATGTTAGGATCACTTACAGGAATAACATCAACCTTACCATCAAAGTCTTTTTGATATATGTTTCTCTCTGCCAAAGGAACCTCATAAGGATATTCCTGTGGTAGATAATCTTTATCAATACTTGCTAAGATTTTAAATTCATCTCTTTGAGATTTATGTAATCTTTTATGAATAGCTGTAAAGAACTTACTGGATGCTTCTAGCAATGCCATTGTAGTTCCTACAGGCCCATAGGAGGCAGCATCTGAAACAATCTGTTCAGTACTGTCTGCAAACTTCTGACCAGCAGCAGTTACAAATTGAAGCATATTGTAGAGTGTCTGGGAAGGCTCTTTGTAAGGGAGAGATATAATTGCCTTGTTCAAATCAATACCAGTTGCTTCAACCTCCTTGAACTCTCCTGGGGCTATAGGCTCATTGTTGCCTACCATACGCACACCTTTAGCCTTAAAGCCACCTGGAAGATTCGCAAATTGACCTGCATCTATCAATGCTCGCATTGCAGCAGTAGCACTCATAGTCAGATTACCAAGGAAATGCATGAGTCCCAAACCATAGAAACCAAATCCTGGAACAAAACGATAGTGTACAAAGTGTACCTTCTTTTGTTTTGTAGGATCATCCTTGGCATAGTTTCTACGAATACTTAAAACTTCTTTTGATTGTTCTTCAATCGTAACAATGTAAGGAAGAGACTCACCTTCTTCTGAATTAGGTTCATCAATGTCTAGATAACAATGTTGCTCTAATAAAACATATTGAGGATCAGAAGCACTAGAGGGAGACAGTCCTATAATTGTATCCATCTTTTCTGAGAAAGACGTGGGATTAGCCATCCCTGCTTCAGGAAGATCAATGTCTGCATACATCTCTGCTTTAATCTCTCTGTGGAGATCAACAGGACTTTTATAAATGACATGTGTATACCGATCAGCATTTCTAAGATTAGATGCGTTATAGGAAACATAAAACTGATCAATAGGAATAAACTCTGAAACAGGACGTTTAAAAGAAGCATCATAATAAATCTTCTTAAACGAAGAACCTATCAGGGGTAGATGAAAAAGCATTCTTTCAAATTCATCAAAGTATTCTGGCATCTGTTCTGTAAGCTGATAGTTCATAAAGTTCTGAACTCTCATTGCTTGGTTTTCTTTTTCTAAGGTGTGCTTACCCAGTACTTGTGCCTTGACAGGACCATTAGGGGGAAACAACTCTTGTGATGCTTTAGACTGAAACTTAACTGCTGATTCAATTAAGAGAGGGTGTACTGCTGTACATGCTCCTTCAAAAGGTTCAGATGCTTCCTCGATCTTGAGTCCCAGAAGATCAAAGCCCCTTTCAAACATAGACTCCCATTCACTACGAGAGTCTTTATCAGACTCATAATTATCATAGAGGGTTCTACCTATGTCGCTTAACTCATCTTCATCTATATCATCTCTTAGATTACGAAACCATTCTCCTACAGATTCCTCTGCACCCATCTCAATGGTTTCTTCTTCAGCAAAATCTACAAGGACACCCCCATCATCGTCTAATTCAAAGGTAGCTTTAGACTCGTCTACCATAGGCAGAGGAACAACATTATCCTGTGCAGGATTAATTTGTTCAAAGGGGTTTTGTTCAATCGCCATTTTTATAGGTATCCTTGTATTTTAAATGTAGATATTCTAAGATATCTTTTTGATATCTTCGCCATTTACCTTTACACATCTTAGGGATGTTACAGTTACATTCTTTTTTCTTACAACAATAATCTTTATAATCAGGTCGTATTAAAGAATGATTAATATTATCTTCAAAGGACCACATTGTTAATGCTATCATGGCATTTACATGGATTACATTTACAGTTTTTACACATTATATTTCCTTTATATAGTATTCGTTTCTTTTATTATACCATTAAACTTTCCAATATGCAACCCTCTTGTGTC